CTCCTCAACCCATTTTGAAAGAATTATATTATGATCGATTNCTTTATTATCCCAACTCTTGGTAGAGTCAATAAACAAATTACCTATAATAACCTACCAGAAGAATATCAAAATAAAACATTCTTTGTCGTACAAGCTCATGAATTTGATGAAATGGTTGAGATCTATGGCAATAAAGTTTTAAAGCTTCCAGAAGAAATTAATAGGATTGCTCCAACTCGAGAATGGATCTTTAACGAATTTAAAAATACTCGTCATATGGTATTAGATGATGACTTAGACTTTGTTGTAAAAGAACCAAATCCGGGTGAAGGAACCAAATGGCTAAGTCGTAAATTTACTCGTCAAGACTTTGATGATGCATTTAATCTAATAAATGATTGGATGGATGAAGGAATTATCTATGGTGGATTCTTACCTGCATGGGTTATCCCAGATGTAAATCAATGGCCAATTCGTGAATGCCAGCGCATTATGACTAATGTTTTTTATGACGGTCCAAATGTGCCAACTGATATTGAATGGAATCGCGTTGCTGCAGCAGAAGATTTTGATGTAAATTTACAACTTCTAACTCGTGGGTTTAAAAATAGAATTAGTGCTAAGTATATGGTAACATGTTCAGAAACAAATGCTGAAGGTGGTTGTTCTACATGGCGCACACTTGAAGTACATAACGAAGCTCAACGCCAATTAGCTTCTTTATGGCCTGAATATATAAAGGTAAAAGAAAAGTTAGTTCCATCTGGTCCATGGAAAGGTCAGATTAAATTAGCTACTACTATTCAACATAAAAAAGCTTATTTGTCAAGTCAAACAAATAGCTTAGAGGAATTTTTTTAATATGAATTATGCGAGTATAGTACCACTTATTGGCGGTGAAACTATAGCAATGCAACAAGCATTTGGAACAAAGCCGGAGTATATTTTAAGCTATGAAGTTTTTTCAAACAACGACAAACACCTCCTCGAATACTACGGAGGAACAGTACCATACACACTCCTTGACAATGATACTTCAAAGCTGGGTAGCGCTCATGGCGTTGATGTTGTTAACACCGTTTGTCCTTGCGCTGGCCTTAGCAGCCTTAGTCCTTCTTCCGCTTCTGATAGCCCTACAAATGACTGGATGTTACATACATCACGTCTTGTGCTTGAGCATATTAAACCTACAGTTTTTTGGGGGGAAAATGCACCGCGCTTGGCAAGCAAAATGGGATCGCCGATCGTCTCAAAACTCAGAGCAATTGGAACTGAATTTGGATATTCCTTCTCAATCTTCAAAACTAAGTCGCTTCTTCATGGCCTTTCGCAAGTAAGAGATAGAACATTTTATTTTTTCTGGAAGGGCGATAAAGTCCCTGTTTTTGAATATATAAAGAGGGACCACGAAAAAATCGAGGATACGATACGTTCCGTGAAACGGGATCCTAATGATCCAATGAGCCAAATCCTCACAAATTCTCGTGTGCCGTCTGATAATCCGTTTTATAAGTACGTCCTTCAAGAAATAGAAGGAGGTATTACTCATGCGGAATTTGCAAATAAGATTGAAAAAACCACGAATCCATTAGACTATATTGAGGCACATAAGATCTCATATTTAGATGTAGGTAAATGGATGAAAGCTCATAACTATGAGCGTGAAGAAGCCAAGTGCATTCGTATGTACGATAAACTTGCGGCTGGTGGTAATATCATGAGAAAGAATACCGAGATCCCTAAGGATTATATTGGTGCTTTTGTTGGCCATATGCCAACGTCATTAACTCATCCTGATGAAGATCGATACCTAACTATTCGTGAATGTNTGGCAATTATGAAATTGCCTAATGATTTTCAGCTTCATGGTGGTNTATCAAACTTAAATCACATTTGCCAAAACGTACCAGTTTCTACAGCAAAAGATATGGCTATGGAAGTAAAGTCTTTTATTGAGGGTAGATCTCATAATAAAATGCTTGATACTAATTTTCTTATTCAAGATAATAAAAGTCAAACACTACAATATGAAAATAATGGTTTACAATTAGATGAATTTATGGTATAATATAACTTAATTAATCAAAAGGAAATAGGAGTACTATATGTCCATTATGGATAAACTAAAAAAGAATTCCAGAGTCAAACACACTGAAGTTCTTTCTGAATCTAAATTCTTTACCGATAAAGATATGATCCCAACAGATGTACCAATGATTAACGTAGCTTTATCTGGCAGTGCTGATGGTGGTCTAGCTCCAGGACTAACAGTTCTTGCNGGTCCATCAAAACACTTTAAAACTTCGTTTGCATTGATTATGGCTTCGGCATATCTTAAAAAATATCCTGAAGCAGTATTATTGTTTTATGATTCAGAGTTTGGTTCACCACAACAATACTTTGAACAATTCGAGATCGATACTTCTCGGGTATTGCACACACCTATTACAAACGTAGAAGAACTTAAATTTGATATTGTACATCAATTAGAGTCTTTAGATTATAACGATCGAGTTTGTATTGTTATTGACTCTGTTGGTAACCTAGCTTCAAAGAAAGAACTTGAAGATGCACTGAATGAGAAATCAGTTGCTGATATGTCTCGTGCAAAAGCATTAAAAGGTTTGTTCCGTATGTGTACACCATATCTAGCAATGAAGAATATCCCATTGATTGCGGTTAACCATACTTATCAAGAGATTGGATTGTTCCCTAAGGCTATTGTTTCTGGTGGTACTGGTATCTATTACTCAGCCGATAATATCTGGATTCTTGGTCGCCGACAAAATAAGACTGGAACTGAAATTACTGGTTATGACTTTGTAATTAACGTTGAGAAATCTCGTTATGTCAAAGAAAAATCAAAGATTCCTATTTCAGTATCTTGGGAAGGTGGCGTACAAAAGTTCTCTGGTCTTCGTGAAATTGCACTTACAGGTAACTATATTGCCAAACCTTCTAATGGCTGGTACGCCAAAGTTGATAGAGAAACTGGAGAAATTTCAGATCAAAAGGTACGAGAAAAACAAACTCTTGACCCCGAATTCTGGACATCTATTTTTGAAGAAACCGATTTTAAAGAATATTTAACTCAGTGTTATAAAATTGGTGGCAATAAGATTATTGAGATTGATGATGATATCATTGAGTGAAAATAAAGACTATAAATTAGTACACCACGAAGAACATCCAGATGCTTGGGCAGTACGCTTTGAGTCTGGTGACTTCGTGGAGACTACTATTGTCTTTGGTGAAATTGGATATAACGATAAAGAAGAGGCATTAACTTTTGACTTTCAAATTGTAGATACACCCGATGAAAACCTATCAGTTGAAAATAATGGTTTACAAAACTTCGCTGGTATGGTATTATTAGATATTATTGATAAAGGCCTTGAAGAAGGCTTTGTGAAAGCTTATGATCGGGAAAATGGAGATGAACTTACAAATTGAGAATACAATACTGCGTAATCTTTTAACTAATGAAGATTACATGCGTAAGGTGTTACCATTTATTAAACCAGAATACTTTGAAGGGCCATATAGAGCGCTCTTTAAAGAAGCTGGTAAATTTGTCGCAAAATATAATAAACTACCAAGTCAAGAAACTTTCTTAGTAGAATTAAATGAGCATTCAAATCTAAATGGTGATACTTTTACTGCTGCAGTAGAAATTGCTAAACAATTATTTGTTGGTGATACAGTAGATGAAAATTGGTTACTTGATAATACTGAAAAGTGGTGTCAAGATCGTGCAATTTATAATGCAGTAATGGAATCTATTAATATTATTGATGGTAAACATGATACTTTAACTAAGAATGCTTTACCAGATCTTCTTACAAAAGCTCTTGGCGTAGCCTTTGATACTAATGTTGGTCACGATTATGTTGATAATGCTGAACAACGATTTGATTTCTACCATACAGAAGAAGATAGGATTCCCTTTGATCTCGATTATCTCAATAAAATTACAAAGGGTGGTGTACCACGTAAAACACTTAACATTGCCCTTGCAGGTACTGGCGTTGGCAAGTCTCTATTCATGTGTCATGTTGCTAGTGGCGCTTTGGTAGAAGGTCGTAATGTTCTTTATATTACGATGGAAATGGCAGAAGAACGTATTGCTGAGCGTATCGATGCTAACTTATTGAATGTTCCCATTGATCAACTCGATAAAATGTCAAAAGATATGTTTACAAGTAAAATTGCAAACTTAGCTCGTAAGACTACAGGTCGATTGATTGTAAAGGAATATCCTACTGGGTCAGCTCATGCAGGGCACTTTAGAGCTTTATTGAATGAGTTGAAATTAAAGAAACAGTTTGAACCNGATATTATCTTTATTGATTACTTAAATATCTGTGCTTCATCTCGAATGAAGGGAATGGGTGGTGCAATCAACTCATACACTTACATTAAAGCAGTTGCTGAAGAATTACGTGGACTTGCCGTCGAATTCGATGTGCCGGTGTTCTCTGCAACGCAAACGACTCGCTCGGGTTATTCTAACTCAGATGTTGGGCTTGAAGATACGTCCGAGTCTTTTGGATTACCCGCTACCGCCGATCTTATGTTTGCACTCATCTCAACCGAAGAACTCGAAAAAGATGGACAACTTATGGTCAAGCAACTTAAAAATCGTTATAATGATCCCACGCTTTATAAAAGATTTGTTGTCGGTATAGATAGATCTAGAATGAGACTATACGATGTGGATCAATCTCAAGAACCACAACTNGTTGATGATACTCCAGTTTTTGATAAGTCAAATGCCGGTGGTAGAATTTCAGCTGAAAAATTTGATGGATGGAAACTATGAAATTAGATGTAATTAGCTATGACTCAGACCAAGGCATTATTTCATTAGAAATGGATGAAGCNGCTAAGCAATGGATTTTGGATAGAGGATTTAACGAGATACTTAAGGATAGTATAAAAAATTCCTTAAAACCAGAAGAAGCCCAATATTACCAACCAGGCCAGGATCCACAGACATGAAAGCACGATTAATCTCATATTCGCAAACCCCAGAAGGAGAACTATATGTCGGTAATGATATCCAAGAACTCGTGGCGTATTGCGCCCGTGTATCCAACCCCTCGAACCAAATTTCTTCTGCGACGTCAGAAAGGTTACTTGCCTATCTCGCAAAGCACAAACACTGGTCACCCTTCGAAATGGTATCTGCTTGCATAGAAGTTGAAACAACTCGAGACATTGCAAGACAACTATTAAGGCATAGATCATTTTCATTTCAAGAGTTTTCTCAACGATATGCTGATGTTCGTGATTTAACTGATGAGTTTGAGATTAGAGAAGCTCGATTGCAAGATACAAAGAATCGTCAGAACTCTATTGAAACTGATAGTGAAGAACTTCAGAGGGAATGGGATCGGCATCAACGTAGAGTACTTTGGATGGTGCAAGAAGTTTATGCGTGGGCTTTAGATCATGGTATTGCTAAAGAACAAGCTCGTGCTGTACTACCTGAAGGATTGACTAAGTCTAGGTTATATGTGAATGGTACCCTTCGATCTTGGATTCATTACATTGAGCTAAGATCTGCCAATGGTACTCAAAAAGAACATATGGAAATTGCAAGGGAATGTGCTTGTGCAATTGCTAAAATCTTCCCTCTAATTGATGAATATGTGGAGAATATTTAATATTTTTTTAAAATAATTCCTAAGTTATTGATTTTCCTCTCAAACTAAATGCACTTTTTTTCAAATTAAGTGCATTTTTTTGTTTACAAAGGCTAAAAAGTATAGTATAATATACTTATAAAATGAAAAAAGGAACTAAACCAATGATGAATGACTTTGTAGAATCTGTACTTTGTGATGATGTTACTTTACCACCAGCTGGTAGTCGTATCACTTATACTTATATTTCAGGTGGGGATTATCCCAACTATGAAAAATCTCAAGTATCGTCATTTTTGTCTTCAGGTGATGAAGCAGATGTTATCCGCGCTGCAAATAGTCTTCGTATTCAGGCCGACTTTGATTGGCATTATTTTATCGAAGCTTTTAGAAAAGATGCAGATGGTTCATATGAAATTGTTTTAGGTTCTTAGGAGAGATAGTTATGTTAGCTTATTGTGATTATATTGCAGATGCAGTACAAAAAGGTTTGATTAGAGATCAATACATGAATCCCGATCGTATCAAGTTGAGCGATGTTTCAAAAGTTCAAATGGATTTACATCCTGACAAAGGTTATTTCGTATCTACTAAAAAAACAATTAGTGTTGAAGATATGAATGGTAAGAAATATAAAATTACAGTGGAGGAAGTGTAATGTCAAAAATGATGGGTGGATTAATTGCTTTCTTTGGGTTTATTCTTATTCTTGGATCAGCGGGATCAGATTGTGATGGCGCGTGTATGGAAAATGCAATGTCATTAACTCAAATTATTGCCTTTACATTGGCTGGTTTTTGTTGTATAATAATAGGTATAATATTGATGAAAGGAAACGATTATGAGTAAGATGGGACAAGCAGTTTTTGAGGGGCAAGAATTTGCTCAAGAAAATTATAATACACCTCGTGACCAGTTCATGACTATGGTTCGTGCAGAATTTGCTAGTAAACCAATACAGCGTGAATCTGCAATTGAGGAATTTGAAACAATTGGTAATGATTTAGCAGATTATGCTGCTTATATTGCGGAGGGTATGTACAATGGCGATTGAACCACAACGTTATCCAACTGACTCATATGTTGGCACTTTTTCACCTGATAATGAAAAAGACATGCAAGAATTGCAAATGGTTAGAGGTATGGTTTCGCGATTTAACGAATGGAATAAACAGCGTGGAGATGACTATCGCTGGAGAGTTGTTATTCGTGGTCGTAAGCCATACCAAAAAATGAAAGCTGTTCACCCACATTATGCATTCTGTAATTCAAAAGGCGAGGTTTCTTACGATTACTTTGGAAATATTGTCGGTGGAATCAAAAATGCTTCACTTTATAAAGCATACATTTATAGGAGATAAAATGATAGACTACAAATATAATGAAGGTGAATTGATTCGCCAATTTAAATCATATATTGATTCTACGTATAAAGGTCATTATTCAACTGACAAATTTCAAGCAACTGAATTTATTATTGATGGTGGTCATGGTACTGGATTTTGTATTGGTAACGTTATGAAATATGCTCAACGTTATGGTAAGAAAGGATCACCAGATGATGCAAGGAAAGACCTTATGAAGGTCCTTCACTATGCACTCATCCAGTTATATATCCATGACCTTAGTTCGCAAGTGGATTGTCCAGTGACCGCTGCAACTTCTTTGTCAACTGATCTTCAAGGTCCTTCAGATCTCGAGCTACCTTTGTCTCAAGGTCTTTTATAGTATTATCATTTCGCTCTGCAAGACGACTGGCCTTTTGGTCATAATCGTTTTGTAGAGCGTCTCTTTTTGCCTCAAATCGTTCTTCTGCATTTACTATAAGTTCACGAGTTTCTTGTTCAGAAGATCTAATTTTGTCTTCCATACGATCTACTTGCTTTTCAACCGAAAGAATATCATCTCTTAAACCAGATTTAATGTCTCGTGTATATTCTATAGCTTCTTCAATACGAATCATTTGTTCATCCATCTTTTGAATAACTAAAGTATTTTCAGCTTTAATTGCATCCACATCGATGTTTTCAACAATTTCTTTCATATTCCTATAGTCATTATAGAATTCGAATCCACCCCAAGCAGCACCGCCTAGAGTTGATAGAGCAGTAAGAACCATAAACATTTTTCCACCACGAAAGGTGGTTCCAGCAAATTCGAATTCTGCCATGTTATTCTCCTATTTGCACGTTTCTTTTTCTATGACCATTCCATGCAACAAAACCACCAATACGTAAAGCCCAATAGGCTAAGTAGTTAAGTAAATGGAATCCATTTTGTTCAATATTAATGTCTCTAAAGATCATATCAGCTTGTCTTTGATTCATAAGATGCGTTGTAGTACCATCAACTTTAAGTAGTCTTTGATATTTGTATGCGTAGTCATGAATAAGACCACCCATTAACAATACCCCAGTTGGTGATAACCAAGTAGCTAAAAATTTAGGTACTGATGCGCCATCAAAAGTAAATCCTGCTGGAATTACAAATTCTTCATTTTGCAATTTATATTTAAAATCTTCAGCAATTTCCCATTGACGCACACCCACAAACCACATCCATATAGCTCCCCAGAAACCTTTGCCCGCAGTTTCTATTTTAATAGGTCGCATGTTAGGCATTTCTTCGTATGAAAAGCTAACCAATTCTTTATCATTATCAACACCAAATAGATTAGCAATAAACCCGATAAGTACGAGTATACCAACAATTGTAAATTGCCAGAAATTAACTAATTGATCTATTATTGTTGTAAGCATTTGAATTCTCCTAACCTAATTTGTCTTCTTTAAATACTGGTTTCCATTCCCATTTTGGAACTTTTGACCAGTATTCTTTTGGAGTTGTAAAAGATTGTTCCCATTGCATTGAAATAACTCTAGATTTAAAATAAAAGTAAGTTGTTANTGATAATCCTAAAGCCATTAAAATTCCGCAAATAAGNAAATATATTTTTTCTTTTTTAGAATATAAATCATACATATGAATCTCTCCTTAATCGTCTAAGGTAACTACACCTTCGGCAATCAATCTTTCACGATTAACCATGTGTGCAGCCTGAGTTTCTTCTTTACTTCCACCAAAGTAAGGAACGCAATGTCCTTCTTCTATCATAATTTCGGTAATCATTCGACCATCTTCAGCAACAAAGTCACCAAGGACACGGCCAAACTTACCTTTCATATCTTCACCATTTTTAGCAATTTGTGTTCTTAAAACTGCAACATCACCAAGAAGTTCTTGCAATCTTTTCTTAGCTGCAAGACCGAATGCTTTTTCTGTTAAATCACGAGTGCGACTTTCAGGAGTATCAATACCCATAATTCTTACACGTTCATCAGATAGCACAACACCAAATCCCAATTCAATATCAACATCAACGGTATCACCGTCTACTACTTTGTTGACTTTAACTCTATATTCGTACATTATTTTCTCCTAGAGCGCTTTAATGCTCGTTTGATTCTTTTCTGTTTTAGAACGGCTATAGCCCATCTTAAAACTTCAATAAAGTACATTTTAATTTTCAAAGCCGCTTTGAGCGTTTAATTTCTTTAAAGCTTCTAATTCTTCTTGGAGCTTTAAAACTTCTATTCGTTTTTTTCGTAATTCTAATTCATATAAAGAATTACAATTGATTCGTTCTTTAGGTCCATCTAAAGGGATTGTAATTCTAGCATATACGCCAATATCTTTAGTAGATGCACCATTGTCATTAGAGAAAGGACTATTGTAATTGTCAATAATTCCTGTTACTCCAAACTCAAAATTGGTTGATCCACCAATAGCATTTTTACAATCAATTTCTCCTGATCGAATACTATCTTGGCCATATTGAGTTCCAGGTGATGGCATTTGCAAATTGAGTGAACTATTTTCTGCCATGGCTTCTATACTAAATAAAAGACTGGTTATTATTATCGCTAAATACTTCATAAAATTCACCTATTTGTTTTGTCTTTGATGCTGAAACTTTGAACATATTCTAGAAGATATAGCAGTTCTTATATCACTAGCTTTTCTTAATTTACTTTTAGAACAAATGTATGTTGCAGCTTCGTAATCAGCTTTTCGAATATACACATCAAAAGTAACATGACTTAGATATCTTATTTTTAATATCTTATAAGTTGACACAAATGGTATTTCTTTAAAGTCTTTATCGAATACGCCGATTTCATAAAATTCAACATCTTCCCGCTTATTAAACATCTTCATAGTGGTTTTATACACACCATCTATAGCTACGGTACTTAGCTTTGGATATGTTGGAATCATTTCATGCGCACTAGCAGTACCAGCATATAATGCTAATACTGCTAGTGGTAATATAATATTTTTTAACATAACAAACACTATCCTATTACTGAGCAATACATTCAGCAGTTACTAGTGCTGTGTAGTTTCCACCTGGAAATGATTTACTACCACCCATCGTTGCGACAGATGCTGTTTTAAACCATGTACTTCCAGTTGCGGTGAGATCATATTTGTCAGTCATACCAGTTTGAATTTTATTTGATTCATATGAACCCATGCCTGTTGCATCAGATACTGCCTCAACTGTTGTATTACCAGTAAACGTTACTTGATCTGGTAATGCTGGACTAGATGAAAATTCAGTTGGTGGAGTAATTACTGCATAATAAGCATCAGCTAGAGTTACATCAAAACGAATAATAGGTGGTAATCCACCATCAGCTGGTGCAGTTGTTAGTGTATACGCATTAGGGTTTCCAAACACACCAGCAGTGTCAGTTTGAATAATGCATCTAGATGTTACAATACCATTAATTGGCACTTGTTCTGCCTTAGCATAAGTTAAGCCAGACCCTAATATGCCCATGCCTACACTTAATGCTATAACTTTTTGTTTAGTGAACACATATCTCATGTGTTTTCTCCTATAAGTTTAGAGTGACATAATATTACTTGTATTGCATATCCACTAATTCATTATGCAATATTTGTTGAGCTAAGTTATTTCTTAAACCTGTTCNGTTATCAGGCAATTTAGAATCAACTAATTCAATAGTTTCTTTATATGCGCCGCCTGATATTGTTTTATTNTATCCTTGAGCAATTACAGCTAAATTAGCAATTTCATTCATTTGTTGAATTAATTGATTTTCTGCGAATAAGGCTGAAGCATCAGTAGCAGATAAAGCTTTTTCTAATCTGTACTTTCTAACTTTTTCTTCAGCTTCTTCCTTTTCTTTTTCTTTTTCTTTTTCTAGCTGCTCGTCATTTTCTTGTATAAGAACTAATTCTTCATTACTTAAATCTACGTTTTCATCTTTAGTTGCGTCATATAATGTAGTTAGATCTACTGTAGGTATTTCAATGTCCAGTTTAGGTTCAACATATCCTGGACAATTGGGATCAAACTGTGGATCAAAACAAGGATTAACTCTGTAATTATAACTTACATTTGCATCAGTAACTGAACCATCACCCTCAACAGCAATAGATCCATCTCCCCATGCGGCTCTTGGAATTCCAGGATTCACTTGAACGACTTTATTGATTATAGTTCCTCCCAATGATCCTGGTCTCCATTCGTCAGTCTCTCTAAAAATATATCCAGACCCACTAGCGTTTTCATTTTGAATATGCACAGTGGCAGCATCTTCAGTTTTCTTTTGAATCGTATAATTGTAAATAACTGCATTAATATCCAACCCTGCGACGTCAGGCAGAATATTCTTCATTACCCATTGATGCCCATTACTAGCGGCATTACCAGTTCGACCTGGATACGGGGCAATACTTTCAGAGTAGCAGTAAGAAGGCCAAAAGACCCATACCACCAACAGTAGCAGCTTCTTTAACATTGATATTATCCGAATCTTCTAATTCTTTTCTCGTAGTCTCAACGTGGGTTTCCCAACCAAGACGCGCGGCATCACCAATTGTTCCATTATATGGACAGGGTGTACCAGCATGATTCATAGCATCAAAGATCTTTGAATCTTGACACATGACAGACACTGCTGCGACCTTCATACCCATATCGTATAAAGTCTTAGCATTTTTTAATCTGATACAATTTTTTTCGGTGTAAGTGGTACCTGCAGAGATACCAAGAATTTGCGTTTGGACAGCACCCGCTACGCCAATAGTACATAGATCACTATTGCTACCACTACTAAATTGTGGTGAGATTGCGGACGGAGGTGGTTGTTTTACCGTTGTGGTCATTTGACCGTTCGTTGTCACTGTGCTATTACTTGTCGAGTCAGTAACAATGACGTCTTGTTCTTGTGCCATTGCCGGTAATGATATATACATAATAAAGCTAGCACAGATTGCTAGCTTCTTAAACATTCTAAATCCTCATAAAATAGATAATAAAAGTTTGTATTTCAATCTTATTTATAAAAAAAACTGTTTACAAATACATTTTTATGTGGTATAATAATAGAGTTAATCCGGAAAGAGGGGGATACCCTTAATATTCCGACAATATACTAACTGAAATGGAGAGAAATATGCTCAAAAAACTTGTTAAGTTATTATCTAAAATGTTTAATAGTAAAGAAAAAACGCCAGGATATTTAGGTAGAGACATGTCAAAACATAGAGTACACTCCACGAAGTATGAAGATCTTTGTAAGTAAGTAGTATAAATAAAAATGATTCAGTGAAACTGGATGGATGTAGGCTGGACGTGGGGGCAGTACCCACCGCCTCCACCATAAACACATTTACTGAGTGTGCTTATGATGGGGGCGAAATAGGATCGACAGATACGTGAAGGCAGCGGAGAATCACAAAAGTAAATGCAAACGATAACTTTGCTCCTCAAGATTACGCTCTAGCAGCATAGTCGGATAGGGTTTCGGTAGGTTTCCTAGTAACAGAATAACCTACCATTCGTTTTTTTAAGAGGAAGTATCATTATGAAAAGATATGTAATAATGTTTACTTTACTCGTTTGTGCTTCTACTTTAGTTTTTGCTAATGATGCTACTCCTCGGGTGAGCACAATGCAACTACCAATATTTTGTGGAAAAACAGATGATATTGTAGAAAATTTAAAAAATAAATATGATGAAGAAATTATATTTGTAGCACCTAGTGAAACATCGACTGGTGAAGGTCTTTTTCATTCATTGTGGATTAATTATGATACATTAACATGGACATTTATAGTAGTAAATAAAACTCGTGGTACCACATGTGTAATTACATCTGGTGATAAATTTAGTACTAACGTTTTAGCAAATAAAGGTACTCAAACGTAAATGGATGGAATTGAAGTTGAAGAGATCTCCTTTGATCAAATTGTAGAATATTGGAAAGAAGTAGATCACTTCAATGATCCCAATAAAAACTATAGACAACTGGTTAGCCAATTAGGGCCATTTCGTTCTAGTATAGATAATCCTATATCCAAATGTTATGGGCTATATGATCGACATCCTGAAGTAGACTTTGATGGGATTATAGGAGTTACTCAATTATATGAGTGGGATATATCTACCATTCGTTTTCGTACTATAAATATTCGTAAAGAATGGCGACATCAGGGATTAGGCGCTCTTCTTTTAGAAGAAGCTTATGAAAAACATTGGTCAAATTATCTAAAAATGTTTGGTTGGATGAAAATAAGTAAATTAGATTGGGCATTACAGAATGGATTCCAAACCATTTCTGGCACAGAACAAGATAATCACATTGGTGTGATAAAAGAGATGTGATTAATCACGTTTAGGTTATATTATATTATGCATGGATTATATTCAAATACTATTGAACGATTTTTAATTATCGATCAAGATGTACACTCTCTATACGAGACAGCCACAGTACTTACCTCTAAAATATTGTGTAACATAATTCCAGTCACATTGCCTGAAATTGATAATAGCGTATGTACTAATTGGACACTAGGTAACCCAAAGGGATACCGCCAGTCTTCTCCATATCCATATCTAGTAATTAAACCACAAGATTCTTATGTAGATTTGGGTCCTCAGCAGAACACTCCACAAGACATCTTTGAGTCTCATTTAGATTATATTCGCATGACGTTTGTAATTATAAAATCTACTATAAAAACTGAAATGGAACTTCCATCATCGTACGAATCTATTTTTTCTTTTGTAGATTCAAAGGGAATTGAAACATATAAAGATATGGGTTATCATGCATCTGATGGTGGTCACAAAGACTTTGAGAATGGATTTAAAGAAGCAATTTACGAGCTAATTTATTATTCAAAAGATGTTGACGAATTATATGACAACATCATGGTTGCCTTTAGTAAATCTAAAACAAGCAACCTACGAAAAAGAAAATTTTATGAGAATTTGAGTCGATATGCAAAACCGTTTTTTTCTAATACATTATACACCTTTTAAATTTTACCATCGTAAAGTTATGAAAAAATATAACTTTCAAAACGATGGAGCTAAGTTTTTTTATAATATCTCATTAGCATTTGGGTATAATTCATATTCTCCAAGAGATGGAGAGTGGGATACTCCATGGGGTGATGATTTGGTATTACCGCCTGGTTATGATATGCCAGATTTATCAAAAGACTTTAATAAATCATTTGCGCAAATTAGTGATGAAACAGCTTTAAATATCGCAAAAAGAATTGATAATACAGATGAACAATTTCTTATTCTATATTCTGGTGGTATAGATTCAACAGCAATTGTTGCGGCATTAATTAAAAATCTTACAGATAAACAATTAGATAATATTACAATTTCAATGAGTTTTGACTCAATTATTGAGAATGAATTCTTCTATAATAGATTTATTAAAGATAAACTTAAGATTCATAACAGTAAAGAATTTGATATGAGACGTACTGTTGTGGAACAAAACTATACAGTTATTGTAGGTGATCAAGGTGATGCTCTATTTGGTACTGAATTAGGTACTAAATTATATCCGTCAATTCCTTATTATTTTGATTATACAAAAGAAGCATATGCGTTAAAAGATAATATTGACAACCCAGAAGTTCATTATAGCGAATATAAAGAAGCAATTATTAAGTATTTTAATCTTTGTTTAGATGGTAGATATTTTAAATATTCTAATACCGAAAAATCATCTCTTGATAAAGCATTTGGCGAAATGTATTATAACAAAATGGTTAGAAATATTGAAACAGCAAAGTGCAAAGTAACTACCTTACATGATTTCTTTTGGTGGATTATCTTTAATCCAAAATATATGCATTGTGCGCTAAGGGCTGGAAGCATTCAATCAACAGGTGTTGATCGTAGTAAAATATACGAAAAACAAATTAATTGGTTTAACGCTGTAGACTTTCAATTATGGTCTATGGTAAATAATAATAACGGCCAAAAAATCTTAGGCACAACACAGGGTCGTTATAAAATGGCAGCTAAAGACTATATACATAGTTTAGATGCCAATGATTGGTACTATTGGTACAAAATGAAAATACCATCTAAACAAATCATTGTGAATCGGCATCGAATTGCGATAAACGATGAACTAGATAATATGTTTGGTTTAGATGAAAATTATCAAATGAAATATTTTAACAACGAAGGAATAGAAGAGTATTTTTATGAAAAACTTAAAAACTTTAATGGTTAGCGCGACAGTTGCGTTTACACTAGGGTCTACACACGCTTTTGCAAAAGAAGACATCTATATTCAAAGTCCGTATTCAGCGTCTCATGGCGGAACACCCGCGTATTTAGCAATTGTCGAAGAAGCTAATAAGATTCAAGATCAATTTCAATTTCATCTTGAAAATAAACCAGGTGGTCAGCAAATTATTGCTGTAAAACAAATGGATGCATCTCCACAAAATAGATTATCTATTATCGCACCAAAATATGTAGAACATACTAGATCTGGTAAATTAGATCGTGAAAAATATGTTCCTATTCATGCTTTAGGATCTGCATGCTGGATTGTAATTTCGAATCTAGGAGATTCAATTGAGGCTATGCGAAATGCTGGTAAAGATGTCATGACCGTTGGTGGTGTAGGTATTGGTAATGCTACGCATTTGACATCTCTCCAAATTGGTGAAGCAGCTAAAACCGAAATCAATTACGTAATTTTTAAATCTAATTATGAAGGATTGGTGTTAATGGCAGGAGATGGATCAGTCAATATGGTAGTAGAAAAAGCTAAAAACTATATCCAAATGAAAACTAAAAATCCAAATATTCAAGCCGCCGCGGCTTCGTGTACTTCCCGCCATCCACTTCTTCCAGAAGTAGCAACATTAGCTGAACAGGGAGTATCTGCTCCACAAGTATTTAATATTACTGTTGCTTCTTCAGAAATGCCAACACTAAAAAGATTGAAGCTTGGATATGTATTAAATGCTGCTACAAAAAATCTTGGTAAAGATAAAGTATTTGGACTATCAGACATGAATTCACCGGTATTTGATGGTAAAGATATTGGTGCATTCTATTTAGAAAATATTGCGATCGTTGAAAAGCTTTTAATTAAGCATAACGACAATATTAAGAAATAAAACATATAAATAAAGTTGGTTGCAAACCAAAACGTAAACACGTGTTAACATTAGGAGTTTAACAATGAAAACCATTCGTTGGGTTATTGCTCATGAGCCTATTGATTTGTTTCTGCGCGCTGCAGAAAGATTCAAAGCGCAAGTACTTGAGCAAACAAATGGTGCTTTAGACATCGAAATTCTTTCTTTGACTGAGTACTCAAATAAGTATAATGGTGGCGAAAAAGTCACTAAACAAGATCTTCTCCAGTTAATGGAAGATGGCGTTGTAGAAGCATCNCAGATGTATACTACATGGCTTGGTGATTGGAATAAAGATATGTATGCACTTGACATGCCTTTCTTGTTCCGCGATCATGACCATGCAGATAAAGTTCTAGAAGGCTCTATCGGCCAGTCTCTATTGGATGGACTTAAGGCAAAATCACCTGTACAAGGTTTGGCCTTTACATATTCAGGTGGATACCGNGTTATCCCGTCTGAAAAAGAATTAGATACCGTCGCTGCTTTTGAAGGTATGAGCATTCGTACTTCTAAGTCTCCTGTTGCTGTAGACACATTTAAAGCTCTAGGCGCAAATGTTGTTGATTCAGTTGAACTTGAAGAAATGAATGAAGCACATGCAAATGGTGTTATTGATGGTGGTGAGTCTACATATGTACGTATTCTTCCTCTTAAGCAGGGTGAAGCATTTGGTACAGTTAATGACACTGCACATTCACTTTTCCTTACCTCAATTATTGTTGGTAAAGAATTCTACGCTGGTCTAGATGAAAAGACTCAAGCCGTGTTGAAAGACGCTGCATTGAATGCTGCTCGTTTAGAGCGTCGTGAATCAGTTGCTTCTATCGATGGTATCGTAGATCAATGTAAGACCCAAGGCATTAAAATTGTTAAGATGGCTGAATCAGAAACTGCTAAGTTCAAAGCAGCTACTGCTCATCTGTACACAAAGTACATGAATGTTTTCAGTGATAATATCATTGAGAAAATTCAAAAGTCTTAAGCTAAAATAAAAATAGGATGTGATTTGAATGATTGATTATGAAGTAAGAGTTGTCGATGACGCTGTTCCAGCTGATCTTAGACATTCAGTATGGGAATACCTATTAGAACAAACTTGGACAGCCGCTTGGAAAAGGCAGAAAACTAGCAACTTTCATGAAATTCATGAATATGTTCCTGGTAAATGGAAAGCCAATGATTACCCCAAGCGGCTGGAAGAGCCCCGCCATTTATTCATGCCAAGAGCTCATTTTGCTTCTGACGAAGAAAGTTTAAAAGCTCATGATCCAATTTATAAATTGTGGCAATGTATCAATATGCAATTTGATGGTGAATTTGAAATTGCTGGTAAGCCCGAAGGCACAGTAGCAGAAAATTCTCCAGATGAGTATATAAAAGATAAATACACTGCACCACCAACATTAGATCCCAATATGGATCAGGGTTGGAGAGTGTACGCCGCGGCTCAGCCAAATGAACACTATAAGCATACTCATGGAATTCATCGAGATCAACCCGATGAATCGAATGACCGTACATATACATGTATGTATGTTGCTAACCCTGTATGGTATCCAACATGGTTTGCGGATAATATGTTCTACACCAGCAATCATACAGAAACTGGTGACGACCAAAGATATCAAAAAGGTGGCCAACAACGAGGTTTTCCAATTGACTGGGGCGATACTTGTAAAGTAGTAAGTCCTAAGCCAGGTCGTATTATTTGTTATGATTCTCGTAGATTACACACAACTAGACCAGCTTCAATTTTTGCAGAAGCTGATCGCAAAGTAGTTACTTTTAGAATTCGCAAAAAATGATTAATACATATATCTTTGTGGTAGATCAGGAAGAACACCTGATCTACTGCGAAGCTTCTAATTATGATATAGCAAATAAACTTTGTGAGTACGCATTAAATACAAGTGTAATGCGAGTACGAACAACATCAACTTTTAATCCAAATATAGATCAAATTTTACTACAACAAAACGTAGGAATGGTAAGACCTGGTGAAGGTTCTGTCGCCAAACCTAGTGATATCGATGAATTCTATCAAATTCAAAAAGTAGATTTACTAGTATCTCATAAAACAATAAGATTTAAAAAGACAAAAAAGATATTAAATATAAAAAAAGAATGTCTTATTTTAATAGATGATATGGCCGAAAAATTTATGAGTAGATATACTGATCGCTATATTTTATATAATGATAAAATGATAGAATGTTTTGCAAGTCAAGCAGGATTATCTTTTGAATTGGCTAAAAAATTTATTGATATGGAAAATGATTCTTATTTTTATGGTAAAGCTAAAATTGATGGTTCAGTTTATAAATTAATTCAAAAAGTAAATGACATTAGTAGTCAGCAAGAATTACCAAAACTAAAACGTCTAATTGATAATATGGTATACGTCAATTGATTCTACATGCTTCAACAATATTATTACGTGCTCTAGATACTCCTGATATGGTATTATACGAAAGAGCTATGCGCAAAATTATGCGTTTTAGTTGGATGTCAGATAGAACAGAAACATTAGTAACACCATTAAAGCAATATATGCCAGAAGAATATAAAATTCCTACAGTTAAAGCTGTTGGAACATTTGAAGATGTATTACAAAGTCGTTGTTTAGAATTAGTTGATACAGGTAAACATTTATATTTACAATGGAGTGGCGGAATTGATTCAACCTTAATGGTTATATCATTTCTTAAGTCTAATATTAATTTAGATCAAATAACAATTGTAATGAATCGTGACTCTATAAAAGAGAATCCTAAATTTTATTACACTTATATTTTACCAAACTTTAAACTTTTATCAATTGAAAAACATTTATCTGAAGATAATGATGGTATTACTATTCAAGCAGAACATGCAGATCAAATTATTAGTGGCATGATGCTTTCACGAATTGATAAATCTTGGACTACTAAACCAGCAACAAAAACTAATCTATATAATGTTTGTGCTGAGTTGGGATTTGATAAAATTGCGGCTGAAGCATTTATCAATGCTATGTTAAAAACTGGTAAAAGTTCTCCACGGCCAATTGATACTATTGAAGATTTTAGTTGGTGGTTTAATTTCAATTTTAGATGGTTAAACGCTAAAGAAAAATATAAGCCTAGATTGGGNTATCATAAAGAATTTGANACATTTTACTCTTCTCACGATATTCAAAGATGGTCAATCTTAAATAAATCTCCAGATAAATCACTCTATAAAGATCTAATATATAATTATACAAAGGATAAAGACTATCATATTTACAAAAGAAAATGGCAGTCTATGGGCAAATTATTCTTTACAAATAAACCTGATATGATTGTATCTGAATCAAATTCTTTACAATCCTTTTATAAACCATTTGATACAGAGTTTATTAAACAATACTATGTTGAAGATAATGATTTTTGTGGATATGAATAATGACTAAAAAACAATATACTTCTATATTACTTTTTATGATTGGATTTATATTTTTAATTATGTCATCTAATATGCAATTAGGAACACTTGCAAATATGGGTCCAGGAATGTACCCATTTATTATTTCTATTATTTTAATTATTATTTCAACAGTATACGCATTTCGATCACAAAATGATAATGAAGTATTACATTTAGAAATATTTGTACTTATTAAAATGCTGGGTGCTGTATTTTTAGGAATTCTTGCGTTTAAGTATTTTGGTATTTTAGCTTCTATTGTGGTTTTAGTTCCGTTAGTTTCAACTCTTCATAAAGACTTTACATGGAAATCATGTATTATCTCAACAGCCGTTTCTTCGGTCTTAGCAATTATATTAAAACTCACAGTACTTAAAGCATTGCCATTATGGTAGAGCAATTAATATTTTTATTAATTGGATGTCTTGCTGGCACTGCCGTTGGTGTATTACCTGGCCTCGGTCCATCAACAACAATTGCATTATTATTGCCAATTACTTTTGGAATGGATCCTATTTCTGGTATTATTATGTTAGCTGGAATCTATTATGGATCTCAATATGGTGGATCTACTACAGCGATTCTATTAAATACACCAGGCGAAAATAGTGCTATTATGACTTGTATTGATGGTCATAAATTAGCAAAGAAAGGATTAGCTGGAAAAGCCATTATGGTATCAGCTATTTCTTCCTTTATTGCTGGTATTATTATGGTAATTGCTATGGCAATTATTTCTCCACCATTAGCTGACCTTGCTTTTAAATTTGGTCCAGCTGAATATACTGCGTTATTATGTTTAGCATTTGTTGGTGTTACATCTATTCTAAGTGATAATCTTTTAACTGGATTAGCGGCAGTTATGGTTGGTATATTGACAGGAACTGTTGGTGTTGATTTAAATAGTGGACTTGAAAGATTTGTATTCAATATTGATGATCTATATGATGGAATAAGTTTTGTTGCAGCTGCAATTGGAATGGTTGCATTCGCCGAAGTATTTCGAAATTTATCATTAAATACTATGTCTATTGTACAGACTAAAAATTTAGCAATTCTTCCAACAAAAGAAGATTTAAAACAATTTGTTCCCGCAGCATTGAGAGGAACTCTTATTGGTGGGTTTCTTGGTATTATTCCAGGTGGTGGACTAACAGGAGCAACATATGCTGCTTATACTGTTGAAAAAAATATTAATAAAAATTTAGGNACCGGAGTTATAGAAGGAGTTGCTGCTCCAGAAGCTGCAAATAATGCTGCTGCTCAAGGCAGTCTTATTCCTTTATTAAGTCTTGGATTNCCAGAAAATATGGCAATGACTTTGATTCTTGGTGCCATGATTGTATTTGGAATTGTTCCTGGTCCATTAGTAATTCAAAACCATCCTGATTTATTTTGGTCTTTAGTTTACAGTATTTTCTTTGGAAATATTATTCTTCTTATTTTAAATTATCCGTTGATTAAAATATGGGTAAGCTTAATTAAAATACCATACACAATATTATATCCTATTATTATTTCTGTTTGTTTTATTGGAACGTATGGAGTAAATAATAACTCAAATGATTTAATTATTCTTTGTGCTTTTATTGCTCTCGGTTATCTGTTTATGAAATTAGATATTAATGTTGTCCCATTTATTTTAGGATTAATTCTAGGTCCAATGCTTGAAGAATATTTTAGAAGATCTCTTAGTATTTCTCAAGGGGACTTTTCTATCTTTATACATAGTAATATAGCAATAGGAATATGGTTATGTATATTGGCAATCATATCAGCTAATATGTACAGGATGAAAAAGAATGTTTAGATCAATTTTATTTGCGATGAATTGGGATTACGATGACAGAAATCAAAAATAAAGGTGATGGTGAAAATACTGGTAACTGGTTTGAGAAGTATTCTCGTAAGCCAGAAAAGTTTACACCCACGCAAGAAGATCTTATGTGCGAGCTACAATTGCAAGCAATGGGTGAATTCGAACTATTAAAACCAAGAATTAATTTAGATCAATTAAATAAAGAATTATCGTTATTTGATAACGATTGGGAACCATACTTGAAAAAAGCATGGGCACCAAATAATAGAGAAGGTCTTGTTCTAGTTGGATTAGAA